AATACATCTGTTCAAGTGAGTGTGCTTCAACCTCATGAGGTTGCTCCCAGTAATCTAAGTCATCACAATTGATGTCTTTGTAATACATCTTTCCTCTACGTTCTTTGAGTGTTCCTTTTACCCATTGACGTAAATGTATAAGTTCGTGTATGATAGTTTTTGTATAAAGTTCCATATCAAGCTTAGGATCAATCTCAATCAAAAACTCACGAGGACGATAAATCTCCCCAGACACAGAACAATACCCATAAGATTCTTCTCTACGAAGACCTCTATGAAGCATTTCAATATAGATGTGGTGTCGTGGTAGGTACTTAGAAATAAACCACCTTACAGTGTCTTCTGCACGCCTCTTACGAGCACCATATCCAGTAATATCAAGGCAGTACATCAAAACAAAAGATTAAAGATTGATTCAGTCAGTTTCGCACACCAATGCGTAAAGACTACAAAACTACCTACAAACAGTAAGCGATCTAAACTGGAATACCTCAAGGTTCCTGTCGTAACTACAGATACTATAAAACCTCCAGTGGTGTTCTGGAGGCATTGGTGGACGGTTTATCAAGTGTCTATCAAGCAGCAAAAATGTTTACAAATTCTTCTGGTAGATTACAAGACTCTGCAAGTGCTGTCATTTACAATGTCGTGGAGATTGCACTTAGATTCCCAGAATCATCCACAACTAATCTAAATGTCGTACCATTTGGAGAAGTAAGAATTAATCCTTGAGAGGTATCAATACCAACTCTTACATCACCACCAACATCAAGTTTTGCTGTTGGATTATCAGTTCCTATGCCAACATCACCATTGCCAGCAATTCTAAGTCTTTCGGAAGCCGATTGAGTATAACTGCCAGATGATGTACTAGTATAAAATGCTAGTCCTGCCGGAGCCCAAGGACCATCTCCAACAGCTAAGATGCCTGCTGAGTAACCACTATATCCATACTGCGTGGTACGCCAAAGAATACCATTGTCCGCAAAATTTTCTATATGGAAAACTAAATTTCCCATTGGTTTGGATTGATTATATCCATTACCATCAATTAATAAATCACCAATAACTTGAACTGGAAAAGCAGTACTAGTAATCCCAGATAATCTTTTACCAAAAATAACATTTTTAGATTCACCAACTAAATCAACACCAACATTTAATAGACTTATTGGATTTGTGGTTCCAATACCAAGACGACCATCATCAGTTAATACTACATCAGTATCAGTATAAAGTGCTCCATTAACATATAAATCACTAAAGGTAGAGACACCACTAACTCTAAGATTACCACTAACATCAAGTTTTGATGTTGGATTTGTAGTTCCAATTCCAACATATTCTGTTGAACCATAAGGTGCTAACTGAATAGTACCATCAGCATCTACATCAATAATTGGAATATTATATACATTATTAACAGAGAAGATAGAACCAGAAGTCAGGTTATTTGTAATACTGAATAATTGTCCTGAGGAACCTTCAAAAGAAAGAGTTCCATTATAAAGATTATCATAAGCAACAATATTAATTGCAGTACCAATTCCTACAGTACCTGAGATATTAACATTATTATGGAAGGTAGAAACACCAGAAACTTTAAGTTCTCCACCAACATCCAATAATGCTTGAGCTTCTGTGGTATTAATACCTACTTTCCCATCTTTAAGAACAAAATCGTCAGTAAATATAATGCGATTTTTCGCCATCTTCTTTTTATACTCCTTATAAGACTATTTAGATTCTTTTATTATCTTATTTCTATCAATTTGTGGGAGAGACCAAAGGCCAAGTAATATCAAAAGGATTTGTTTGAGTATCTGAAAGGTCTCTTAATTCTTGACGATAAGATTTCCAATCTTCAATATTCGGTAAATCAAACTCATAATCTCCAATTTGAGCCCAATCACTGTCTTTGAGAAGTTTGTCTCTTTCTTCTCTTATTTTATTCCACTGCTCTTCAAGTTCTTGTGAGTTATAAGGTCTTATAAGAAATTCTATTCCCGTCCATTCAATCGTTTCTATTTTGGGATCGTGAGATGGAATGGTGAATGGTCCAGTATATCCTGCTCTTTGGAGTTCTTCTTGGGTGAATGTTGAAGAATCAGTGCGCGTGAAACCATCAGGAAACTTGATGCGATTTGGTATTGGTTGTGGATATTGGTTTTTGTGTGAGTAGAGGTTCATTAGATTTTATATCTTATGATGACGATGCCGGAACCGCCTTTACCACCAATACTTGAACTATTGCCTATAGGTCCACCACCGCCACCACCAGTATTAGCAGTTCCATCACTCCCATTACCCGTTGCACTACCATTTCCACCACCTCCAGTTCCACCAGTTCCTGCTATAGCACCTGGAATGTAAACATTTGTCGTTCCTCCTCCACCACCTCCTCCTCTAACAATAGGAACTCCTGTAATTTCTGAAGTTATACCATTTCCACCATTACCACCTCTATTATCGGCACTTGAGTTTGATCCGATAGATCCTGCTCCACCACCACCACCGCCGCCGCCAATTGTAGCATAACCGCCAGCAAAACCTTGATTTGCCGTCCCGGATGCTCCAGCAACATCAGCGTTATATGCACCACCTCCGCCAGATCCGCCAGTAGTTGCTCCACCTTGCTGATAACCACCACCGTGTCCTCCGCCAATACTTGTTATAGTTGCAAAAACAGAATCTTGCCCTTTGGATCTGTTGCTTCCACCATCTCCAACTATAACTGTATAGACATCTACACTTAATATAAGAGGAGATTCTGCAGAAGATCCTCCTCCAGATAATTCTCCTGGAACCGAACACCTATAACCCCCAGATCCTCCTGCACCACCGCCAGTTGCATAATTACTAATACTTCCACCGCCACCACCACCAATAATAAGATACTCAACTTCACCATAACCTTCCGTAATAGTAAAAGTACTTACACCAACTGTAGTAAACTCGTGAACTCTATAGTTTATACCAGAAACACTAATATCATAAACATTATCACCACCAGACGCAGATCTAATATAGTTAGGAAACTCAAAGACCCTAACTGCCTTCACTACTTCCAAAGAACTCCACATACCAGAAGCAGAAGTAATACTTGTAGTATTCGCAACTCCTATTCTTCCACCATTGAATCCAAGCATTATGAAATCTCCTCATAACCAATCGTAATATGAATATCATCCACAGCACTTGCCTGTGCTCGTATTCCTACATTCTCTTCAAGATAAAAATAAGTATCCTTAGAACATAAGACTTGTGTAGCATCAGCAGGAACTGTAATAGTTTTTGCGAGATAAAAATCAGTTCCGTTTCTTAAGACACTTACACTGATATCAGCATTATTGGCTCCATCAACATTCGCAGCAAAGATAGAATTAATTTTTAATACTTTATTACTTCCAGCAGTGTTTGTAAGAATTCCAGTAACTGCAGTTGTTCCTAGACCTACAACTGTGGTAATACCGATAATAGAAGTTGGATTTTTTAAATTAGGTGCTGCCATTTTAGAATATCATCCCCATCATTACTGGACTTATATCTGCTAATATATTTATTGTTGCTATTCCCACACTTGAGGTTGCTGTTGAAATTCCTGTTCCAGTGAAATCTAATGTAGTAATAGTAGTTCCAATTGAAACTCCATCATTTTTAATCTCAACACCAGAAATTAGAGTTCCAGTAGATGCTGTTACAACACCTGATACATTTACATCACCATCAACATCAAGTTTTGCCGTTGGATTTGTAAGTCCAATTCCAACATATTCTGTTGACCCATAAGGTGCTAATTGAATAGTACCATCAGCATTTACATCAATACTTGGAATACCTGATACATCATTAACACTAAAAATAGAACCAGAAGTTAGATTGTTAGTAATAGAGAACAATTGACCGGCAGAACCTTCAAAAGAAAGAGTTCCTAAATCATCATAGGGAACAATATCAACTGTAGTTCCTATTGATACTGTTCCGCCAATATTAACATTATTAGAGAAGGTAGAAATTCCCGATACAGTAAGTGTGGTTATAGAACCAATACCACCAATCACATTAGTTGCTACGCCAGCATTAACAGCATAAGTAGCAGTATCGGTATTGCCTGT